CATCCTCTGCTGCCTTTACCCATGATATGACAACACCATTGTTTCTATCTCTGACAACTGTGCGAAGAAAATAGACAACCCTTTGGTGAGTGTCCCTATTTTCATATGCCCCCGCTGTAGCAATAACACATTGCTTTGGGGGAATGAGTTGTAAATCATCACTAAGTTTATTCTGTGTTTCGTTCAAGGAAGCACCTCCCTATCAGATAGGCATCCGCAAGGTCTGTAGCACCACCATTTTTTCCTGATTTGGTGTATCCTTTCAGAAATCCTGGCTGTAGATTTTCACAAACCCTCATCATCTCGTCTTTTCCCATTTTAATCTTCACCATTTTCCCCTTGGTCCCAAGAACTTCTTGCTCCTCCCCGGGCAACCACTTTCTCGCCCAAGACTTTACGGAGGTAGGAGCAACGGTGTGGATATCCTCCATGTTGTACCCATTGCGGAGTAAAGAGATCTGTATTCCGAAAAACAGTCCCGCCAAATCCCTTGTGGCATTTCCAGCGGACCCAAAGCTAAGGGATTCTAATACAATTTTATCTACATTGAAAGATTTGCAAACAGATACTATTTGGTCCGTGATATAAACTATTTGCTGTGCCGGATAATCAAACCTTTTTTGATAATCCTTCGACTTTTCTGACCCTGTTGTATGGAGAACCTCTTTGAAAATAGGTTCTCCATCTTCAAGTACCACGTATGCGCAGGACGCCATGCTTTGGTCTATGGTCAGAAGTCTCATGGCTGATCCTCAATGAAATGGTATTGGTCTGTAAAGAATACGTAGTTTTTTACGTTCCCCTTATCATCACTGGTAACAAACAAAACATACTTTTCACCGGGAAATGGAGTTCCTATCGGAGTTACTTCACACACTTTTCCTAGACCATCATCAAACCACCTGCATACCCACGGCTCCTCTGCCATTGTCCACGCTGATTTTATCAGGTGGAAGCTTTTTTTACTCCGGGGTAAAAGGGCCGCTCTAATATCATCAGCCCTCAACATATCCTCAATAGACTTGTCAAAGTCCTCTGGTTTTTTTTCATTCATTATACTATCCCCACGGACTTAAGAGTTGTTAAAAGGGTTGTATTGTCATTTTCCCATCTCTTCATGTATACAGATTGAAATATGATGGAAGCCCACTGACCAGCTGTGAATTTCCTAGATACACCCATGTGGTCAGTGAAGCTAACGCCCTCAGGGAACCACTCTTTATATTGTCTAACAATAGCTTCCCACATTGACTTCTCATCTTTGCAAGGGGAAATAACTTGGAATGCAGATGTCTCTCCGAACTTTATGCCGTCAAAACACTGATAGGGCTTTACATTGTCAGAGCTGTCTCCAAACAACATCTGGTAACCAAAGAACTTTTTACCCCATCCCTTGACTTTAGCCTTCTCCATCCAAATTTCACCCATGGAGTCATCTATGAGCCACGGTGTTGGATGCTTCCATGATCTTTCTGATGAATCTCTCATGGTGTTGAATATCAGTCCCGGGCATTGAACCTGATCCTTATCGAATGAAGCTACTATGTGGTTGAACTTACCAGTTTTCTTATAGTTCAGCCATCCTTCGTACTGCCTCATTGTTAGATAATCATCTGCTTCAATACCATCTATGACAGGGGCTCCATACTTCTTTTGTATGTAGTCTCTACACTCCTTTAGAAGCAGTGGCCGGATTGCACCCTCCCTATTCCCCTTGTATATCTCCGGCGTTGGTAGGGACAGCCTGAAGTTCCCGCTTCCACCAAGAACACCCACTCCTTTAATTCCCCCCATGTGGTCAATGATCGCATTTATTTTTGTTTTTAGCAGATGGAGACAGTTTTCCACAGGTTCTGCAACCTGCTTATCTTCAATTTCAAAATCTTCCCTTGTCCACGGGGTAAATTTAAAACCATCAGCTTTAGCTTTTGCTGCCCTGTTTGTATTTTGGTCTTTTAACCACCCGCCAACAACCTTTTTCTGTCTCCCGTAAAACTCAGTCCTGTTTTTAAATTCCATTTTACGTCCTGATTTTATATGAGTGACAACAATCGTCCTCTTCTCTGCTCCAGAAGCCGCCACAAAGGCCGTCTGGTCTAGATCAAGATGGATAATAGCATCATCAGAAATAATTTTCTTCCAATCCTCTGTTATGGGATAACCCATATGCCCCTCCTCCCATTATTAAAATGCATCTCCAAACCCATCACCTTTTTTAGGTGGCGGGGTGAATTTGAAATCCTTACCCATATATTCTGAGAGGAAATCTATGTTTAAAACCCAATCTTGTTGGCTACGGATCCTCCAGACAGCAAACTCCTGCTTTAAGTACTCTATTGCTTGCTTATGACTGATGTTATTGACCTTCATGAACTGCCTTATAGCCCTGTCAAGGTGTCCATTCTTCTCTGCAAGACCTGGATGGTGGAATTCATGACAAGGTGGACATAGGCACATAAGTCCAGTAAGCTTAACCTCTCCATTTTCAAATGCCCACTCCTCGTGGCACTCTACGGGATGCTTCCTCCCGTTGCCCCCCTGACCATTGCAGATCTGGCAATGCCAGTTATGTTCTGCATAGCTTTTCTTTCTTACCTTGTCCCACTGGGACTTTGTAAGGTATGACCTCAGGTTATTTTCCCAAGATGTCATAGGTATCAGGCATATTTTATGTTTTATTTCCAATTACATTCCCCCAGCTTATGTGATATTTTTCTCTACAGACAATACTTCAATATCTGGGTTTTTACAATTAAGCCTGTCACCATATATCTGACCAAGCCTGACAAGGGCATTCCTTTCTGAAGCTGCATAGATTTTTTGTGACAAAGGCCCCACGCCATCTTTGGAATAGGTTATCTGATAGCTACAGCATGTGTCATTTTTCATAATTGTAAACCCTCCTAATGTTTGATGTATTTAGACCCACAAGAGCCTGCGCCACTCTTGTAAACAACAGCGGTGTGCCTTCCATCACTGTATACACACACTTTCTGGTCCCCATCTTCATATTCTTCATCAAGAGACATTGTTTGTGAGGCCCTTGCAGAGGATGTGTAGGCAATTGCAGCACAGACAACAATACCAATCAACGAACCTAAGATAAATTCTTTCATATACTCCTCCTGTTAAAACTACATGTAAGATAAAAATCATTACCTCATGATATGACTATAATGCCAATGTGTCAACAGTGTTTATAATTTAACACCCCCATTTTTTCATATATCCTGATGAACTTGTCAAGATCATGAATGTCCGCTGTCTCAGTATGCCCATCACGGAGCTCACGCTCATTGAGCACTCCACATGAAAGTTTCTTCTTGCAATCATTTTCTGCCGTCTTGCATGCCTTAATGGTGGAGAAGGTTGTTCTGGATAGGATTTAATCATCCTGTTGAATAACTTTGTCATTATTTCTCCTGTTTTTAATTATTAGAGCAATAAAACACACAGGAGTCAAGGGATTGTGTTGAAATGTTGTATTGATAGGATTTATGGTCTTTATAAAACAAAAGCCACCATGTGGTGGCTATTTATGTGTCCCACTCCACACAGGGAGGATCAGTACAGGGGGCTGATCTAATCTTCGGTAGAATGATACTTCGGGGAAGGCCGGGGGGTTGGGTCCATATAATCAAGCAACTCATCTTCCGGGATGTCATTCAAGCTGTGTGTGGTATTTACCAATTGGGACGTCAACTCATCCATGCGCAGCGCGACGAACGCCGCGACGCTGCGTCCCTCTTGGTCTGCAAGGAATCGTAATTTTTCAAAAGTAGAATCGTTGAAGTTGATATTCATAGTCTATCTCCTATTTTGTATTGTGGGATTTACCCTTTTTTAATTCAATGCCCCAGTTAACTGGGGCTATTCAGGATGGCCTTACTCAGCGCCAAGCGGGGCACGGCCCATAAGGATATCTAACTCATTTAACTGTTCCAGCTTGTCCTCAAGGGCTGCTCGTTTTTTCTCAGCAGCTTCCTGTTTGTCAAACTCGTAGTCAATCAGTGTGCGAAGGAATTTAGGATCAATGCTCAGATCCTCCTTTGTGACAGTCAGGATGTCTTTCAACTCTTCTGAAGCGTCCTTCTGTCGGCGGACAACTGATACACCTTCTTCAACAATAGATGCCAGTTTTTTTCGAGTTTCAATATCAGAGGGTAGTGTTTTGATCAGGTCAATCTTCGCCATGGTTATTTTCTCCTAAAAATATGATTAAAGTTTTATTTAACAGGTGTTTGTTCCTGTAAAGAGTATACTACTACAGTAGACTAATGTTGTCAACAGGGTGTACTTGATATCTTAAGACTATCTTACAAAAGCCCTGCCTTTCTCAAAGTACCCATTAACAATTGTTCTCGGAGCTGACAAGCAAATTTCTGCACTTGACCCACAGTCACATGGGGCAGATTTCCTCTCATCAACTTTCCTTATTTTGTCAAATGTCTCACCACATTTCTGGCAATGGTATGTGTAGAGTGGCATTACAATCCCTCAAGATCTGGTTCAAAAAATGTACATGGCTTCATGATCTTACCATTGCTGTCTTTGAACACCACCCTGCCATTGATTTTGCTACCTTTAACCCCTGTATACCGCCCAAGAGACTTCTCCTCAATGCGTTTTTCTTCCAGAGAAATAGCTTCTTCAAGGGAAACAGCTTCTGAGTGGTATTGCCACAAGAAGTCCTCTTCTGTTGGGATCTTAGATTCGTTCGAAGAAAGAACTTCATCAAGAGCTTTACGATAATTAAAATCTAAAATAGTCATCAGAGTGCAACAGTCATTTACCAAACACTCAGGAACGTCGTCATGGTAACTTTGAACCATGTATTCAACAAGCTTCGATGGTTGTACATGCTCTGAAAAAACCTCAATATCAAAAGCTGTTTTAGAATCTTCATCTGCCTGTTTTAGAATATCTTCTTCACTTACCTTGCCGGATTCACTTGCCATA